GCTGACGATTTTGAGCAAGAAGCTAAAGTTTTAAATGGCGTTGACCAATCTATTGCTGCAGCTTATGAATTAAAAACTGGTATGAAACAATCTGACTTATTGCAGTTGATGTCTAACGAAACATGGATGACAGCTCAAGATGCAGTTGATAAAGGATTTGCAGATAATATTATGTTTGTAGATGCTAATAAACCAGTATTTTCTAACTCAATCGGCAATATTCCAACTGCTGATAAACTTAATGAATTTATGAATTTCATGAATTTCAAAAATCGGAATAACCCTCCGAAAGAAGAACCAATTATAGAAAACAAACAAGCCGATTTACGTTCTCGTAAGTTGGCTATTTTATTAGAAAAATAAAGGAGACTCAAATGGGAGTTAAATTAACAGTAAATCAATTGAACGAAGCATGGATTGCTTCAGGAGATAAAGTCACAGACTTTAATGACCAAATCAACATGGCTCTTAATGATGATAATTTTTCAGCAGAGGCTATGTCAGAATTAAAAAATAAACGTGATAATGAAAAAGTTCGCCGTGACGCATTGAGAGAACAACTTGTTGAAGCTCAAGCTGAGCAAGTAGTTAATATGCGTGAAGAAGATAAATCACCACTTGCTGAAAAAGAAAATAACCTTAAAGACCAATTTGTTTCAGATTTCGTAAATATGGTTCGTAATCCTATGGCATTTCTCAATACTGTTTCATCTAAAACTGAAACTAGCGGAAGTGATAGCGCTGCTGGACTTACTATTCCGCAAGATATCCGTACTATGATTAACACATTGGTTCGCCAATATGACTCGCTACAACAATATGTACGTGTTGAGAGTGTTTCTACTTCAAACGGTAGTCGTGTATACGAAAAATGGACTGATGTTACTCCGTTGACCAGAATGGATACAGAAGATGGAAAAATTCCTGATCTTGATAACCCACGTTTGACAATCATCAAATACTTGATTGGTCGCTATGCAGGTATTATCACAGCTACAAACTCTTTGCTTAAAGATACTGCTGAAAATATTCTTGCTTGGTTATCTTCTTGGATTGCTAAGAAGGTAGTTGTTTCTCGCAATAAAGAAATTATTGCAGCAATGGGTACAGTTCCTAAAAAACCAACAATCGCTAACTTTGACGATGTTATTACTATGATTAATACAGCAGTTGATCCTGCGATTAGCGCTACTTCAAGTCTTTTGACTAACCAGTCAGGGTTGAATAAACTTGCTTTGGTTAAGACTGCTGAAGGTAAATATTTGCTCGAACCAGACCCAACAAAACCTAATTCATATCTAATTAAAGGTAAACGGGTAATAGTAATTGCTGATCGCTGGCTTCCAAATACTGGATCAACAGTTTATCCACTTTACTATGGAGATATGTCACAAGCTATTACATTGTTTGACCGTGAAAACATGTCATTGCTTCCAACAAATATTGGTGCTGGTGCATTTGAAACTGATACTACTAAAATTCGTGTAATCGATCGCTTCGATGTTAAAACTACTGACTCAGAAGCTTTAGTTGCTGGTTCATTTACTGCAATTGCAAACCAAGTGCAAGGCAAGTAGGTAATTTTAGCAGTAAAGGAGGCACTTTATGACAGTAACTGTTGATGACTTACTAGATCAGTTATCAGAAGATGATGATCGCAAACCACAACTTCAAATTTATTTTGATACAGCAAAAGCATATGTGAAAAATGCAGTGAGTTCTGATACAGTTGATGCTCCATTTTTCAGTGTAGAAAACGTTTCTCCGATTTATGATGTAGCTGTTCTTAGCTATTCTATGGATTTGTGGATTAATCGTTCTACGACTATGCCGCCTACTACGGCTGTAGATCACATGGTTGGTCAGTTGAGAGGTCTTTATTCTTCGTGGAAGGAGGCGCAAGATGGTCAAAACTTACAAACCGAATGATTTTAACAGAAAATGTAAGATTGGAGTTACTAAAACAGTAACTACTCCAACTGGAGGTAAGATTGAAAAAATTGACCCAGCAACGGTTTTAAATGTTCGATTTGCGGCTAAAATGAGATCACTTGCGCTTCAATTTCAGATAATTGGTACAACTACGGCTGATACATTCGACATTGCAATTAGACATAATAAGCTAGTTACAAAGAAAATGTTTGTTCAAATAGATGATGTTCTTTACAACATTATTAATATTTCTTCTGATGAATCTGCAAAGCTTATTAAATTTGATATTTTGACTCTTCAAGCGAAGAAGAAAGGAGCTTAATATGGCTACTTTTGAGGAAGCAATGCAACTAATCATTAATCAAGCAGAATCATTAAGCACAAAGATGACTGTAGAAGATAAAGCTGAAGTTACAAAGGCAGGCGCTAAAGTTTTTGAGCAAGCATTGGCTTATGAAGTTAGAAATAGGCACTACCGTCATCGTGATACTGGAGAAGATCCACATTTAGCAGATAGTATTGTTATGAAAAATAAGAATATTGACGGTGTTAAAGATGGTCAAAGTGTTGTAGGATGGGAAAGAAGTACGGAAAAAGGTACTCATACAAAAGGTTATATCGCTAATATTATTAATAACGGTAGCCGTTTTCCTCAGTTTACAACACGTTCTGGAAGAAAGTACAAAAATCCTGGTGAAGTTGCAGTTCATGCAGATCATTTTATTGAAGAAACAAGAAAAAACCCTATTGTTCAGCAAGGAATATTAAAAGCTGAAGCTGAAGCAATGAGGAAAATAATTAATAGAAAAAAGAAGGAGAATAACTTATGAAAAGACCAGTTGAAATTGTTCAAGACATAATTGCAGCTAGTGACTTTCCGCATGATGAAATCTTTCTTGATTCTATTCCTAGTGAAAAATTAGATTCTAGTAATGAAACGCAAGTTTTACTGACAGAATCTGATAATGGACCAAGTGATTATGGTAATTCAGAATTTGTTTCACTTTTATATGGTGTTTATATTCAAATCTTTTACTCGAACGCTGAAGATTTGGATATAAATATTGTTCAAAGCGAAATTAATCTGATGAAATCATTTATAAATAATGATTGGCTTATTGCGCAATCAAAAAGTCACTATATAGACCCTGATACAGGGCAAATTATTAAAAATTTAACGGTGCAACGCATCATGACATTAAGTGAGATAGCAAATAGCTAACTCATTTTTTATTTAAGAAAGGAATTTAAAATGGCAACAAAAGGTTTAAAAATGGTTACACTTGCTCTATTGGATGCAAAAGGAGCGATCGTTAAAGGAGAAACTGGTTTATCTACCAATGGAGTCTTCCCAATTACTGATGAAATGTTAGGCACAAAAACTGCAAACATCACTAATTTATCAAGCTCTCCACAAATGATTTATGGTAATGATGGTCAAGTAGATGCAGATATTGCAAAAGGTACTCCTTCAGTAGCTTTTGCATTTAATGGTCTACCCGTAGCGGTTAAAAACAAATTGCTTGGTCGTGTAAACGATACTAAAGGTGGTTATACACAAGGAAGTATTCCAAAAGTAGCAGTCTTGATTCAAACAACTACAATCGGTACTGCGAAGCCACAATATGTTGCTTTTGCTGCTGGTAAAATGAACGAAACAGCAATGAACTTGCAAACAAATACTAATGCAGTTGTTCGTGTTGATGACGCATTGACATTTACTGCATTCTCTGTAAGTCGTTGGGGCGGAGAAGCTGTCAAATTCTTTGATGGTGGAGATTCAAAATTTACTGAAGACGTGATGATGAAAGATGTATTTAATGGTTATGCTTGAGTTGGAGTTTAATAAATTATACAACGACTACAACTAGACATTAATAATTAAATGGCGGAGTAATCCGCTTTTTATATGGGATAGATAGACGGTCTATTATATTAGGTTCGATACCTGACTATTCCTTTACAAAAAGTAAAATAGAGGAGATATACAATGAAATTATCATTACCAGAAATTAGAGAAGAATCATTTGAAGTTAAAACTTCAATTAAGAACATTAAAAAAATGCATGCCTACCAATTGGAACTAGCAAAAAGCCAAGAAAAACTTGCTTCAGTTCAGGATGGAACACTAGAAGAATTAACAAAAGCAATTGCTCTTGATGATATGTCAGTAATTAATAATGCCGAAAAATTTATTACTGAAATTCTAGGTTTAAATAAAAAAGAAGTAGATAAATTACAAGAATTTGACCGTGGGCAATTTATGAATTTACAATCTAAACTTGTTCTTTCACTTCAAGGGTATGATGATGATCAAATCGATACTATGTTTACTGAGGAGGTTTATTCTGCCGAAAAAAAAGTTCAAGCATTGAAGAACGAAAAGTCTACCACCACAACCAATTAATAGACTTACAACTATTTGAAAAAAATATTATCGAAAATTGGCACTGGACATTAGAGCAAGTAGATAATCATGATTATTATGACTTAATTGATGTGTTTAAAGCTAATGAAGATAATAAGATGGCTTCATTTGATGATTTGAAGAAGATGTTCGGACAATAATATTCATGTTAATACCTAATGTTTAGGTTTTTTTATACTCAAAAATTAGAAAGGAGTAAAAATGGCAGATATAATGGTTGATTCAGTCACCACAGGGATTGACTTGAATGAAACAAAGGCTGTTGAGGCTATCAACCGCTTAAAATCAGCAGTTAAAGATAGTACTCGTGAATGGCAGATTAATGAAGCACAGGCTAAATCTGCTGGAGATGCTGTTTCTGCATCAAAATATCGCTATGAAGGTCTTAGTGAAGCAATGGAAAAGCAAAAAGCTTATATTGCTAACCTTTCAGAAGGTATGAAGACAATCAATAGAGATACTGATGCTGGTGAGAAAGCTTATCAAAAATATAATGCTCAGTTAAGCACAGCAGAACGTTCTCTTGCCTCAATGACAGGGCAATTAAACCGTGCAAAATCAGCTTATGAGTATCAACAAACAGGTATTGAAGATTTAAATAAATCTCTAAGTGCTAATGATAAACTCATGCAGTCTCAAATTGATTTATATGAGAAGACTCGTAATAAAATGGGAGCTGCTAAAGCCGAAGTTTCTGGCCTATCTACTTCATACGCAAAGCAAACTGAAATTTATAGAGCCCAAGTAACTGAGCTTAAACGATTAGAAGCTGCTGAGGGTACAAGTTCAGAAACTCTTGTCAAACAAAAAACAAGAGTAAATGAAGCTGCTTCGTCATTAGTGAACTACAGAAACAAGCTTTTAGAAGCTAACTTGGCAGTTACAAAGATGCGGCCGTTTAATTCCGAGTCTCTCATTGGTAAAGGTTTAAATACTGTTTATCAAACAACTGAGAAAGCTACCGGTGTAATGGCAGCAGGATATCAGAAAGTAAAAAGTGCAGCTTATCAAAGTGCTTTTGGGATTGCTGCAATTGGTGCAGCTGCAGTTAAGGGCGCACAAATGGCCTCTGAACTTCAAAACCAATATAAAACAACTTTTAACTTATTAGTAACTGGTGGCGAACAAGCTAAAGAAGCTCAAGAAAATGTCAACAAAATGCAAGAGCAAGGTTCTGAACTTTCTGTTAAGTATGGTAAAACTCAAAAAGAAATAGCAGATGGATATCAAGAACTTATTAAACGTGGCTATACAAGTTCCCAAGCATTGTCCGCATTACCTACAATGTTGCAAGCTTCGGTAGCTTCTGGTGATGATTTTACTGATGTTGTACATAACTCAACAGCAGCGCTTGAAAGTTTTGGTAAACGAGTTGATGATGTTACTGGAATGACAAAAAACACAAAAGAAGTTGTTAACCAGATGGCCTATGCAGCAGATATGACATCAACTGATTTCCAAAGCATGGGTGTAGCAATGGAATATGTAGGGGCATCGGCTCATCAAAGCAAATTAAGTTTGTCAGAAACAGCCTCTGCAATTGGTATTCTTTCTAATAATGGTCTTGAAGCTGACAAAGCAGGTACTGGACTTAGAAAAGTGATTGTTTCGCTACAATCTCCTAGTGATGCAGCAGCAGGAGCCTTAACTAAAATTGGGCTAAGCACAAAAGATTTTGTAGACCAAAACGGAAATATGAAGTCAATGACGGAAATTTTTGGATTGTTAAACCAACATACGGAAAAGCTAAGTTCATTCCAACAAGGTCAAATTTTCCATGCTTTATTTGGAACTACTGGTCAACAAGCGGGTGCAATTCTTTCTGAAAATGTTAAGCAATTAGGCGAACTCGATGACAAGGTTAAAAAGTCATCTGATGGTCAAGG